GAATTGGTATGCGCAAGAGCCGCACTGGCTGCTGATTGAAGATCTGCTGCAGGGCACCTATGGCATGCGCAAGAAGCATCGCCGCTACTTGCCGCAGGAGCCACGCGAACTGGATGAGTCCTACGACAACCGCCTATCCCGTAGCGTCTGTCCGCCGTACTACATCCGCCTTGAGCGCATGCTGGCGGGCATGCTCACCCGCAAGCCAGTGAGGCTGGATGACACCGCTGACATCATCCGTGAGCAGCTATTTGACGTAGACCTGCAAGGCAATGACCTCAATGTGTGGACGTATGAAGCCGCCCGTAAGATGGTGCGATATGGCCACATTGGTACGTTGGTGGATGCACCGTCTAATGGCGGCAGACCCTACTGGGTGACCTACACGCCGCGGCAGATCCTTGGCTGGCGCACCGAGACGCAAGAAGGCAGGCAGGTGCTCACTCAGCTGCGGCTGGCGGAAGTGGTCACGGTGCCAGATGGCGAGTTTGGCGAGAAGGCCGTCGAGCAGGTGCGTGTGCTGACGCCTGGCGAGTACCGCATCCATCGCAAGGCCGACAGCGGTGAGTTCACCGTCGTTGACGAAGGCCGCACGAGCCTGAGCCAGATCCCGTTCACCATTGCTTATGCGCAGCGCCATGACTTCATGGAATCCCGCCCGCCGCTGGAGGATATCGCAGAGCTGAACCTCAAGACCTATCAGGTGCAGTCGGACCTTGATAACCAACTGCACATCTCGGCGGTACCGATGCTGGCGTTCTACGGGTTCCCGTCAGCAGCCGAAGAGGTATCAGCCGGACCCGGCGAAGCGATCGCATTTCCAGCTGAAGGCCGCGCTGAGTACATCGAGCCAGCCGGTCGCAGCTTTGATGCGCAATTCCGCAGGCTTGAGCAACTTGCGCTGCAGATCAATGAGCTAGGACTGTCCGCAGTGCTAGGTCAGAAGCTGAGCGCCGAGACAGCTGAGGCAAAGCGCATTGATCGCAGCCAGGGCGATAGCACCATGATGGTGATTGCGCAGAATATGCAAGACATGATCGACAACTGCCTGCAGTTTCACGCGCAATACCTCGGCAATGCAACTGCTGCCGGTAGCAGCTATGTCAACCGCGACTTCCTCGGCGCACGCCTTGAGCCGCAGGACATCACTGCGCTGCTATCGCTCTACACCGCTGGCACCATCAGCCAAGAAACCCTGCTGCGTGAGCTGGCTGAAGGCGATGTGCTAGGCGATAACTTTGACGTGGACGAAGAGCTGGATGCCACATCCAATGCGGGGCTTGATCTACCGTCTGATGGGCAGTGAGCACACCAGAAGCGCTATATCGCAACGCCATCGACCTGAACAGGTATAGCAATAGCGTTGCGCGGCGCATTATCAATGCCTACAACGACATCATCATTGATGCGGTTAATCAACTGCGGACCATTGATGAGCTTGCCGCGCCTGTAAAGGCAGCTAGGCTGCGGGCAATCCTTGCGCAGTTAAAGGACAGCCTCGGCACATGGGCAGGGGATGCAACTGAGATTACGGCGGCTGAGCTGCAGGGCATCGCGCAGCTGCAATCCGAGTTCGTGACCGATCAGCTCCGCAAAGCGCTACCGGCTGGCGCACGGGATGCGGTCAACACCGTGGAGATCAGCCCGCAGTTTGCGCAGTCGGTTGTTACCACCGACCCGACGCAGCTGAATGTTGTCGCGCTGAGCGATGATCTATTCGCTGCAGTGCAAGGCGCCCCGGCTACGTTCAATCTGACCGCTGCGCAGGGCGCCACCATCACGCTGCCTAATGGCGAGGTCGTCACCAAGGCGTTCCGTGGCATTGCTGTAGACCAGGCCGAGCGGTTCAGCCAGGTGGTGCGGCAGGGGCTGCTGACTGGTGAGCCCACACCTGCCATTGCCAAACGGCTGATCGGCAGCCTGCAATTTGGCGAGGAAGCGAAGACCGTTAAGCAGCTCATCGCTGCAGGCGGGCAGGCAACAGCAGTAGCCGACAATCAAGTCATCGCCCTAATACGCACCAGCATTAACCAAGTAGCCAACACCGCCAGCCAGCAGGTCTACGAGGCCAACCAAGACATCACGCCGCGCTACAGGTACGTCGCTACGCTCGACACTCGCACCAGCGCGATCTGCCGAGCGCTGGATGGCAAGGAATTTGAGTACGGCAAAGGTCCGATGCCGCCGCAGCACTTCAACTGCCGCAGCACCACTGTGCCAATCATCGACCCAGACATCCTGCCGCCGTCAACGACAGCTACTCGCGCCAGCAAGGATGGCCAGGTGCCGATCGACACCACATACGGCAAATGGCTTAAAGACAAGATGCCAGGTGAAAGCAATGCAGACGTGCTGGCGCGGCAGCAGCAGGCATTAGGCAGCAAGGCACCCTACTTCCGTAGATTGGCGGATAAGTACGGCCCCGATGCTGCCATCGCCAAGCTGGTACGCGATGATGGGTCAGAATTAACCTTAGATCAACTCCGCAAACGATATGGACCTGCCTAAGCTGCGGCACTTTCGCAACGAGGGACTGTTTACGGTCAGCTCAGACCCTGTTGAGGCATTGGCTGGCGAGGCATGGGTGCCAGCGATTTACACCGACAAAGGATGGGCAACAGCAGATGGCGCTAGCCTGCTGGTAGGCATTGAGGAATGGCGGCATGGTCAAGAAGCCGACCAAGGCGGACAAGAAAGTCGCCAAGGTGATGGGCGAGTTCAAGCAAGGGACACTGCAAAGCGGCAAGCCGGGTCCCGGCAAGGGGCCAAAGGTCAAAAGCCGCAAGCAGGCAATAGCCATTGCTCTATCTGAAGCCGGCAAGTCCCGCAAGCCAAAAGGTAAAAAGTGATGCCTAAGTACACCGGACCAGCCAAGCCTCAAAAGCCCATGCCCAAGAAGGGAGGCAAGAAGAAATGAAACGCGGCGACCGGGTTAGCTGGAGCTATCAAGGCACGCGCACGTTTGGCGTAATCACCAGCATTGGTGGTGAACGCGCGACCATACCAACGCAAGGCGGCGGTAGCGTTACCCGCGTCGGCAGCATGGATGACCCGATCGTACGAATCAAATCCGAGTCAACCGGTAACGCAGTCATCAAAAAGCGGTCAGAGCTGAAGCCTGCGCCACGGCGATGATCACCTATCGCGGCGAGCAGTTTGAGGGTTACAACAAACCCAAGCGGACGCCAGGCCATCCGACCAAATCACATGCGGTACTGGCCAAGGAGGGCGAGACCATCAAACTGATCCGGTTCGGTCAGCAAGGCGTTAGCGGCAGTCCGCCGCGCAAAGACGAGTCAGCAGCGGACAAGGCCAGAAGGGCATCATTCAAAGCAAGGCACGCTAGCAACATTGCTCGCGGCAAGATGTCTCCGGCATATTGGGCGGACAAGGTGAAGTGGTAACCGCTTCTTGACAATGAATCCAGTCCTTTAGCTCGGCAACGTACCACCGCAGATCCTGAGCTTTAGCCGCATGCCAGCCATTGCCGCTACTGCGGTACAGATGCTCATGGCGATCTACTGCATCAATGCACTGCTTAATCAGCAGATTCCATGGCTCACGGATTGGGGTGTCCCATTCACGCTTTGACACGATCACCACGCGCCATTACGATGCCAGCGTAATTAAGCCTGCGGCTTATCCATGTCTGATGAAACACAAACCCAAGAGCCTGCGGCTGTTGGGGGCGACAACAACGATGCACTGCAACGCAGTGTAGAGGCGCTTGAGCGCAAGAATAAAGAGCTGATCGCTGAGCTACGCGCTGCCAAGAAAGCGCCAGCGCTGCCAGATGGCGTTGATGTCAATGAGCTATTGGAGTTCAAGCGCAACCACGAGCAACAGCAGCTTGAATCACAAGGAAAATACCAAGAAGCGCGACAGGCTCTGGAGCAACAGTTCCGTGAGGCGACGACGGAAAAGGACCAGCGCATCGCAACCCTTGAAGCGCGAGTCCGCGAACTGGAGCTGGTCACACCAGCAGTAACGGCGCTGGCTGACATCGTGCATGACCCCGACATGGTGCTAAAGACCAAGCTGAGCGCCGATCAGATCGAACGCGATGCTGATGGCACTGTGGTAGTAGTTGACGGTTACCAGCGCACGCCCGTCAGCGAGTGGGCGAAGACGCTGCCAGCATGGATGCAAAAGCAACCCAAGCCACAAGGCAGCGGCGCACCATCAGCCGGTGCCAGCACTGGCGGCATCCCGGCAGGCATGGC